GGACAAAAATGTTTAGGCCGCCTGGACGCAGGTAAAGAATTCTAAACCATAATCAGTAGTGCATGCCCTTTGTCTACTCCATTAAATGTAAGATCGAACCGTACATGGAATATATAGGTCAGACGGCACACGAGGATTTTCAGATTCGCCTGAATGGACACATGTCAGACGTGAAGAACGGTCGAAAACGTCACTTGTACAACGCCATTCGTAAGTACGGTTGGGACCAGTTTACTATCGAGATCCTACATAGTTTCTCCAGGGAAGGAGACTGGCAGGAGCGCCTGGACGAACTCGAGATTCTGGAGATTGCTCAGCGTGGGACACTCGCTCCAGGCGGGTACAACAATGAGACAGGTGGGAACAAGAACAAGGTGCTTCACGAGGACACGAAGGAGCTGATGAGCTCAGCGCACTCAGGCGAACGACATGCCATGTTCGGAAAGCATCACCAGGACGAGGCGAAGGATCTAATTCGGGATGCGAACCGTAAAGAGGTTCAACAATGGTCCAGGGACGGGTCCGAATTCCTCAGGATGTTCATGTCAATTGAAGAGGCTTCAGGAGGTGATGAAAACTTGGCTGTGAATATCGGAAGGGTATGCAATGGAAAAGAGGGTCGAAAAACAGCAGGTGGGTTCCATTGGAAGTTTGTGAAACAGGACGACCACCAGGACAACGAGGTTCTCAAGTTTACCAAACTTCAACAATGGTCGTTTGATGGAACGACTCTTATTGGGGAGTTCTCAACCCTCAGGGATGCGAGTGAAAAGACCGAAGTGGATAGGTCGCGTATAGGACGGTGTTGCAAAGGGAAGGGTCGGTCAGCAGGCGGGTTTAAATGGAAGGTTGTCGTCTAAATTATTTTCTTGGCGTATAGTACAAACGCGAACATGGCCGGCGGGTTGATGCAGCTCGTTGCTTACGGCGCCCAGGATGTTTACCTGACCGGTAACCCCAAGGTGACTTTCTTCCAGGCTGTGTACAAGCGTCACACCAACTTCGCGATGGAGCTGATCCAGCAGACGACCAACGGCTCGCCCTCCAGCAGCGGCCGTGTGTCCGTCACGATTGCCCGCAACGGCGACCTGGTCGGCAACATGCACGTGGCTCTGACCCCAGTGTCCAACGTGCTGACGTCCAACAACTCCGGCTTCGACACCAACTGGGTGGCTGAGCGTGCCATTGCCGCCGTTGAGCTGACCATCGGTGGCCAGCGCATCGACAAGCACTACCAGACCTGGTGGCGCCTGTACGCCGAGGTGTTCCTGAACGAGTCCGACAAGTACGCCTGGGGCAAGATGACCACGATGGCCAACCCCATCGCTCAGGGCTCTCTGGGCACCGTGACCGCCGCTCTGTCCCCATCCAAGGTGTACCTGCCCCTGCTGTTCTTCTTCAACCGTAACCCCGGCCTGTACCTGCCCCTGATCGCCCTGCAGTACCACGAGGTGCGCCTGGACTTCGACCTGACCGCCTACTACACCAGCTACTTCGGCTCGACCAACGCCTTCGAGGTGTGGGCCAACTACGTGTACCTGGACACTGAGGAGCGTCGCCGCTTCGCCCAGAAGGGCCACGAGTACCTGATCGAGCAGGTGCAGCACACCGGCGGTGACCAGCTGTCTGCCACCGGCACTGAGGGCTCCGTGCAGCTGGTGCGCCTGTCCTTCAACCACCCAGTGAAGGAGCTGGTGTGGTGCTACACCAACCCCAATGCCAGCGCCACGGCCAACCTGAACGCCCTGTGGAACTTCTGCACGGCCACTGGCAACGTGAACGTGACGTCCAACGTGCTGCTGCTGCAGGCGTCCAACAACTACGTGCTGCCCAACACGACCGGTGTGCCCCAGCTGGTGAGCACCGTCGGTGTCATCCAGGCCAACATCGGCCTGGCTGGCGGTGTGACCGGCAACGCCTACTGGATCGAGCAGGGCACCCAGTACCTGGGCGCCGCCGGCCCAGGCGTGGAGGTGGGCCCTCTGCACCTGTTCAAGGTGATCCTCAACGGCCAGGACCGCTTCAAGGAGCAGTACGGCAACTACTTCAACCAGGTGCAGCCGTTCTACCACCACACCGGCACCCCCTACCCCGGCATCTACGTGTACTCCTTCGCCCTGCAGCCGGAGGAGCACCAGCCAACCGGCACGTGCAACTTCTCTCGCATTGACAACGCCCAGGTGTCCGTGCAGATGAAGTCCAACAACCAGGCAACCCTGCAGAAGCTGTTCGCGGTCAACTACAACATCCTGCGTATCCAGTCGGGCATGGGAGGATTAGCATTCTCGAACTGATTCCACCCATATAAATATTGTATGGTCGGATTTAAATTTAAAAAACAAAAAGAGGGCTTCGGCCCCAAGAACGTTCCAGGTTCTTGGGGCTTAAAGGATATTTTCCTACTATATAGTAGGATGGCGGAACTTAAAAAGTGCACAAATTGTACACGAGGTTTACAACCTATACATGAGTTTGTAAACGAAAAAGGACGCGAATGTTCAACATGTAATAAATGCCGTACGAAAGGAAAAAAATACGACGCGAAACCAGAACGACGTGAAGCTCATAACGAGTTGCAAAAAGAAAAAGAATACTACAAAGAATGGAGAGCAAAACAGCTTGAAGAGAGACCAGATGAGTTTCGTCAACATAATAATCAAGTACATTCCACGTGGCGTGCTGAAAATGCAGAACATTCCGCGAATTGGTATCGTACCAATGTAAATCATCGACTCGATGCTTTGAAACGTGCAGCCATAATCCGTGGTATTGAATGGAAACTTTCTAATGAAGACGCTAAAGAAATGCTTACGAGCCCGTGTGTGTACTGTAAACACATCGATCTCGAAGTTCGTGTGAACGGTATCGACCGTCTTGATTCAAATGTATGTTACACTGTTGAAAATTGTCGCCCGTGTTGTAAAAACTGTAATTACATGAAAGGAACCTATGACCCTATAACATTTATAAACTTGGCAAAACGAATTGCGCTATGTGACGCGGTGTTTCCAGAAGTTCCTCTATGCGATGAGCACAAAAGGGTGAATAGAAAAAAGACTACTCCTCTTCATCAACCAACTCAATCGAAATCACCGGAAACTCATACCACTGAATGTCTGAGTCGAGATCAGCCAGATCCGACGGAAACGAACGTAGAACCTGAAGATCGATGAACGGCTTCATGTCCTCGTCCGATCCGTAAAACATATTGTCCGTGCGGATCCTCTCAGCGCGCGCATCAGACAACTTGACGAGCGCAACCACCTTGTTGAATGCGATGCGAAACGTCATGTCCTCACAATCTTCGTCATCGCAATGGTCATCAACGAACGTATACGGACGAAGATATGTCATCCGGTACAGTTTTTCAGCCGAGGCTTCCTTTTTCTTAAACACACTCTGACAAATCTCCATACCCTCTTTGTACTGGGCGTCTGTCAGGTGTTCTTTGATGGAATCGATGAAATCTGAAATATCGTGTGCTGTCATTGACAAGCAAACGCAAAACCTCTCTATGCCAACCAAAAATGGAAGAGACTCAGGACCAGTTTTCGATGAAATGCCCTCTGTTCCGTGAAAACCTCTGGCTTCGTGAGTTTGGTGAGGTTTTTTACGTCAAGTGTCCAACCCCTCTCTGTAACGTTCAGATTTCCCCCTTCAATTTCGATGTTGGTCATATCGTTGCCGCGAGCAAAGGGGGAAAGGTGACGTTTGAAAACTGTCGCCCAATCTGTGCTCGCTGTAATAGGTGTAACAAAACTCGTAACATGGATGAATTTTTCGAAAGAACGAACGCCATGGGAAGGTATTTGTACGACGACCAGCCGTACGAGGTTGAGTACATCAAGGATTCCAAAAAGTGCAAGGGTAAAACATTCTACCTGATCAAATGGGAAGGGTTTAACGAAAATTATAATACATGGGAGCCAAAGGAAAACCTTGACCTCGCTCCGGATGAATACACGTGGGAAACTGAAAAGAGGGTGCTGCGTAGCAACAGTAAAAAGATGTAGTGTCTCTGTGTGAAGTGGGTCGGTTCCGAATACGTTAAAATAAAAATGGTCAACACCTTTGTCACATCCGATTCTGTCGTCGAGTGTGCTAAAAATTTGGACTATCGCAGGCTCGGGAAACAACGCGTCGAGGCGTATCAACTCTGGCGAGCCCTCATGGGAGTGACGAAAGGGTGGACGAAACACCCCGCGACTCTCATGTGGACTGGACACACGTGTTTTTTGGCTCTGTATTGCAACACTATGATTGATGAATGGGTAGCTCGCGGGTACAAGAATACGATGCAAAAACTCCCGTGCTGTAAAAACCCTCGCCCGCCGTGGTGGTGGGGCTGGGAACCGTTGATGATGTCACACAAGGCTTCGCTGAATCGCAAAATGCCAACGTACTATTCGTTTGACGTTGGTGAATACGCAGACTGGGGATACATTTGGCCGTCAAAAGTGCCCAAGGAACTTCGGACCGACAACCCACCCCTTGAACGCGTCTGTGCACCCGTTACCGGTGCTCCTCATACTCACGGAGGGCGCGGCGTTCCGGCCACCACCCGGGACGCGGACGCCATGGGTCCTCCGGGCGACGCTCTGAACGTCTGAAAACCAGGAAAAACATGAGGAGAATGAGAACAATCAAGAGTGCCTGAGTACCGGTAAGACCTGCCATTTAAGAGGTGTGCACAAAATAAATCTATGGATGAACTCATCGAGCATTTATCCGAAGAGCTCACGTTCCAATTGACCATTCATACCGACATGGTGAAATGGGAGGTGACGAGCCGACTCGAAACGGACGATTGGGAAAATATCAATGCAACAGTCCGTGATGTTTTCGCACCGCGGGTTCGTCAATATGCATACACGGCAGCCCTTCCCATCCTACAACACTGTCGAAACGCGCTTTGTCACGTCGTCTGGGCATCCATGAACGTGCCGTTTCCACACGATCCTTTTGAACATATCGACCGCGTCGTCGAAAACACAATCAACGTCGTTCGATTGACGGTGTACGAAATTCTGAAACGTGAGATGCTCATGGCGAATCACTACGCCCACGTGATTCAGAGAAACTGGCGACGAGCTATTTCAGACCCTTCATACCTCGTGTGTCGAAACAGGTTGATGGACGAGTTTAAAAAAATATCCTCAGAAACAAATATGTATGGAGATATTTTCAGCGTTTCTGCGGGACTTTAGGCACACATTCAACCCGCAGACTGAACGTCCATGGGCTGGTTTATGGTCAGCTACAAATTTTTATCAAAAGTACCACATCCTGATTGCAGTCGTGACGGATGAACACATCGATGAAATCACCGAAGCAAACATCACGGAACTGTACAGGATTGCGCGTGCGTGCAACGACCGCATCGGGTTAAAAAAATGTCTCGTTACCCAATAAGATGCAGATCTTCGTCAAGACCCTGACTGGAAAGACCATCACCCTCGAGGTGGAGAGCTCTGACACTATCGCGAGTGTCAAGTCCAAGATTCAAGATAAGGAGGGTATCCCCCCGGATCAACAGCGACTCATCTTTGCTGGGAAGCAGCTCGAGGATGATCGTACGATGGCTGACTATGGAGTGCAAAAGGAGGCGACTTTACATCTTGTTTTGAGGTTGAATGTAGCCTCAGTCGTTGGGAAACCAATGGCTAGTGTGTTTCAGATGATTTTTTGGTGAATCTGAAACATGCAACACCGTCGAATTGCGGGAAACTCCTTAGAGCCTTCACTACTAACTTGGGCGCGAAAGCGACTCAAGGGACAGGGTAATGACCTCGTGAGTAAAAACGTGAAGGATTGGATGATCCGCAGCCAAGCCTCGTCAGTTGCAAGACCCGAGGAAGGTTCAGAGACTAAGTGGCGGTGGGCGAAAGCTTAAGATATAGTCCGTCCCTGTAGAAATACAGCTTCAGGAGGAACGGTCTCACCAACCAGGAGCCTGAAGGTAATGGATCCAACGTGCGTGGAGGAATGTAATGAGTCTAAAAACAAAATGTATAGTACAATATATACATGGTAAACAAAATAGAACACATATTCGAGGATGATATAGAACAACGTTGGTGTGGAAAATGTAAGACATTTAAAACACTCGATTCGTTCGGATATTCTAAATCTACATGGGATGGTCTCAGACCAACGTGTAAAACATGTCTGTACGAACAGAATATCATTGATAAGGAACGCATCACTGAATACAATAAACTGTATTGGCAAAAAACAAAAGACTTACAATCTGAAAAAAGTAAGTCATGGAGAATAGAAAATAAAGATAAAGTCAAGGAAGATATGAAAAAATGGCTTGAAAAAAATAAAGAATATAAGAAACAAAAAGACAAAGAATACCGAGAATTAAATAAAGAAAAATACAAAGAGTATCAGAGGAATTGGGTCAGGAATAATTACGCACGGATGAAAGAAGAAAACGGACCTGAGTTTATCCAACACAAAATAAAAGCCAATATAAGTCGTAGGATACGAGAGATACTAGGTCAAAATAAGTCTGAAAGATGTCATGAATATGTAGGGTGTTCGTTAGACGAGTTAAAAGCTCATCTGGAAACTACGTTTATAGAAGATATGACATGGGGAAATTATGGAAAATGGCATATAGATCACAAAATTCCATGCGCTGCGTTTGATATGGATAACCCTATTGAACAGAAGGCTTGTTTCTTTTATAAAAACTTACAAGCACTATGGGCACGTGATAATATCATAAAAAAACATTCATACTCCGAAGAAGACAAGCGAACCTATTTACTCCAGTATCAACAGAGTGCGTAAAAAAATATTGGTCCACAGTAATGCACGCAAACTCGAACGCAAACGCATTGTCCAAGGCGATGAACACACAGGAGATTCGAAACGTCCTGGCGAGCATGAACAGACTCAAGGGTCAGCTGATTCGTGTCTCGAATACCGACCCACTGGGTAAGACGAAGCGGTACAACACAAGCCGTCGTCTCGAAAATCTGAGACTGAAGCTGCGTCGCCTGCACGATAAAGCGTACCGTAATTTTATGTCTAAGAAACATTAATGTGGTTACACGTCTATGACGACACAGTGTTTGTCGACACGGACATGTATATCCAGTCCCAACCGGTCAATTTTGACCAGATTCGGGACGTTATAGAAAGCATCGCTCAGCCCGTGAACGCGTACATTGACGTGTCACGAGTTGACCTCTCCAAAGTTGATCTTGTCGGTCTTGTCCGAATTATATGGGCGCTCCACGAACACACCCGTGACCAGAACCTTCTCAACAAAATGTACTTTGTCGGTGCCAGTTCGTTTGTGCGGTCCACGTGGCGTGCGGTTCAGTGCATACTCCCGACGTTCGTCCGACGGTGTGTCGTTTTTAAATCCTAAACTCGCGAAGCGAGTTTAGTTGCCCACGACGGACTTTCCACCTACGGTGGAAAGGAAATAAAATCTTCGTAAAAAGTATGAATCGCTTGTTTCAAAACTCGACGAACAACGGGCGCACGGGCTACCAGCTTACATCAGCTGCGCCCAACGGCAGTCTCCGTACGGTGTACAACGTCACCAAAGGTCGGAAGACGATTCGTCCAGGTATGGCGCGTCTGGCATCAGGTCAGCAGGGTGTCGTGTTTCTCGCCTCGACCGACCCCTCTGGAAAGCGCAAGGTTATCATCAAGGTTTCGCCGTCGGACAAGGCTTTTTCGGCTGCAAACCAGTCGGCTCGCGTCGAATACAACATCCAAAAGGCTCTTTATAAGATTGCCCCGAGACACATCCCGAAACCAATCAAGTTTTTCGACCAGCAGCTCTTCATCCCAGTCTCTTCGTTTAGCCCCCGACGCACGAACGTCTTCAACTACAAGAAACAGATGGTCATGTACACCGAGTACGCACACGGTGGAACCCTGAAGAGTTGGCTGAACAAGATGGGTGACCGCGTCACCGACAAGGTGATGGCGGATCTGATTCGCCAGGTTATTTCGACGCTCAAAAAGATTCACACGAGGTACCCCGAGTTTCGTCACAACGATCTGCACCTTGGAAACATCCTCGTCGACGACACCGGTAAGAAGGTGCGTCTCATGCTCACGGATTTCGGTCTGTCGCGTCTGACGAAACGCGGGTCGAACCCAGTCATCAACGCGGGAAGCTACCGGAGCTCGGGAATTTCAAACTCCACGTCATCCAAGTACGATGCACACTATTTCCTGAACGCTCTCGACAGCGAAATCAGAAGCGGTCTCCCAGAGACCAAGGCGTTCATCGCTCGCATGCTCCCAGGTGACTACCGCGGTGCGAACACGAACAAGGTGACAGCGTACCGCCTCAAGAACGGTGCATCCAACGCCGGTTTGCCGTCATTCACAGACATTCTGAAGGACCCGTTCCTTGCAGGGAAACCGGCTCGGAGCGCTACACGCGCCGCATCTGTCATGTCACCATCCATGAAGGCGATTTTCCGTACAGCAACGCCGAATGCAAACGCAGCTGACATTGCCAGCCGTGCACTCGCAAACATGCCCGGTGTGCGAATCACTCGTCCGAGCGCCGCTGAATTTGCACGCATGTCGCCCGCTTCTCGCGCTGCATTCTTCACACGTGGACGGAACCGCAACGCGTCGCGTAGCGTCGTCGTCCGTAACGTGACGAGAACCCGTGGAGCGAACATCGTCCGTGAGACGACACGCCGCGTACCAGCTGCAAACGTCAGACGTCTTCCTCTCGGAACCGGATCCCGGGTCACGCGCGCCGCTGCAATCATGTCGCGTGCAGAGATTGAAGCCGTTCTCGGTCCCTCGAGCAGCAGCTCCAACTCGAATAGTTCGCCGGCGGCTCGTCGTACACCCGCTCGTCGTCGTGAACCACTCCCACCAATAACGATGAGAGAACGCGCAGGTATCGCACGTGGTATGCGAAACGTGAGACGTGCGGCTGTCACCGAATCACGTGGTCGCGCCGGAACACGTCCCACCCCGAAGCAGATTCTGAACAAGTACACGAACAACATGAACAACCTGCGTACACTCACGCGTCGCGTGCTCAAAGCGAAGCTGACCAACTCTGGAATCGCAGCTGCAAATGCCAACAGACATGCACGCAACTGGGAGACAAACTGGATCGCGAGTCGCACATCGGTGAACCGCGCCGTCAGCAACCTCAAAAAGGGTAAAAACATCACGAAGCGTGGGTACGCCAATAACGTCTTGCCGGTCGCACACCGTCGTCACGCCGAAAACCTGTCCAAGGGGACGAACGGTCGCGTCCGCAAAGGGAAGGTGCTTCTGTCTGGTAAGACAAAGCCGCAATTGGTCGCCATGGCACAGCGTCACGGTATCACCGGTTCTAACAGCATGACGAAAGATATGATCATCGCAGCTCTGTACGGCTGAAAAAAATACATGTGTTCAACGCCTCAAGTCACAGATTCGGATTGGCATTTCATCCAAAAACAATGTCTCTCCAAATCCTGTCCTTTTACCCTCTCGATGCCGAGAACGCTTACCTCCACGCAACTCCAAATGTCAACGAATCCGAGTATATCCGTGAGTTTTTGTCGAAAGACGAAACGCCTACAATCACAAACCTGAATAACGGTCCCCTCACCATACTCGCACATCACCGTGGGTCGAATCTGTACTGTGCCGGTCGTGTGACTGTTTACCGAACGAACCCCACGACGTTTGGCGGTAACGGCTATTATACCATGCCACCTCCGGGAACCGAAGAGACGGTTGAGTTTTCAACTGCCGGTGGTCGATTCCGGGGTCAGGTTATTTTCTTGTGACATTTCCCGAGATGGTGGCGGACGGTCGGCTCACGTACGTGCACGTGGTGGGCGGGAAGAGGCTGTACGCGCTGGACCGCAAGAAGTTGGGCATGGAGTGAGACGTGTAATATCGAAAAATCCCAGCCCGGATCGG